AAGAATATTCGTTCGATTGCTAACGATGACGATTTCTATACGATTACCGTCAATGTCAACATTGGCGACGCTTCTTCTTCGTACATGGAAATTGTTGACGCAGTTACTCTTAACCGTCAGTACATGCGTGGTAGTGGTCAGCCTACTTTCTACACGACCGAGACTGTCATCGCTAAGTTCCTTCTTCTGAAGGACACTTTGGGTCGTCGTATTTATACGTCGTTGGACCAGCTGGCTTCCGAGCTTCGTGTTAGCTCGATTGTTCCGGTTGAGGTTCTCAATGACACGCCGGATATTCTTGGTATTCTTGTCAACATGGGTGACTATGTCATTGGTGCGGACAAGGGTGGCCAGGTTTCTCTGTTCGACGACTTCGACATTGACTACAACCAGTACAAGTACCTGATTGAGACTCGTTGCTCTGGAGCTCTCATTCGGCCTAAGGCTGCTATGGTTGTTCGTTCGACGGCGTCTACTAACGCTCTGGTTGCTCCTAACATGCCTACGTTCAATGAGGACACTGGTGTTGTTACCATTCCTAGCCAGACCGGCGTTGTTTACAAGAACGCTCTTACCGATGCTACTCTTAGCTCCGGAGCACAGTCCGCTCTTGCTGAGGGTGCAACTCTGAGCGTCGTGGCAACTCCGGCCAGCGGGTACTACTTCGGTACCAGTGAAGATGATGAGTGGAGTTTCACTCGTCCTTCTTGACCCAATAAGGAGTTAAGATGAGATTCTGTGATTTCGTTGGTTATGGCGAATCTATAGAAGATCCATCTGGCTCTGGTGTGTGGATTGATGATATAACTGAAATTCAGTACTATGGGGATGTTATTCGAAATACGAGACGGTTGGATGCTGGCGATAAATTAAATGATGACATTAATGTCAGCAATTCAATCAGTATTGTTGCGGATGACTATGCCTATAATCATTTCTTTAAGATTAAATATGTGAAATGGGCGGGGGTTCTGTGGACTGTCACAGATGTGGAAGTCAAGAGCCCTCGCCTAATTCTTAGTCTTGGAAATGTTTATAATGGCCCACAAGTATCTGATTAAGAGGAGCTTTCATGGGTACACGCATTGAGCTTCAGAATGTTTTAATAGGGATTCTCGAAACCGATCATGTATATTTTCAACCTCCACCTTCGTTGCATATGGATTACCCATGTATTGTTTATAAGAGAGACTATAGATTGATCAGATATGCGGATGATAAACCATATTCACACAAAAAGCGATATCAGGTAACAGTTATTGATAAAAATCCTGATAGTATCATCCCCGATAAAATTGCTGAATTACCAATGTGTTCATATGATCGGTTTTTCACTTCTGAGAACCTCAATCATGACGTTTTCAACCTTTTCTTTTAGGAGGAAATAGAAATGCCTACACTTGTTTGGGATCAAGTAGGAGAACGTGTTTACGAGACTGGTATTGACCACGGCGTTTTGTATGTTCCAGACGTTAGTGGAGTTTATGCTGTTGGTGTGGCATGGAACGGTCTCGTTAGTGTTTCAGAAAGTCCCGCTGGCGCCGAATCTAGCGCTCAGTATGCCGACAACATCAAGTACCTGAACCTCATTTCGGCTGAGGAGTTCAATGCCACCATTGAGGCATTTACTTACCCCGACGAATTTGCTCAGTTTGACGGCGCTGCCGCTCCTGAGCCCGGTGTGATTATTGGCCAGCAAGCCCGAAAGACGTTTGGTTTGTCCTACCGAACTCGTCTTGGTAACGACCTTGTTGGTGATGATTATGGCTATAAGCTTCACCTTGTCTATGGGTGCCAGGCTAGTCCGTCGGAAAAGGCTTACAACACGATTAATGATTCGCCAGAGGCGATTACCTTTAGCTGGGAAATTTCAACAACTCCTGTCCCAGTTACTGATTATCGGCCCACTTCTGTTATCACAATTGATTCGACGGTAGTGGAGCCAGCAGCTCTTTCAGATCTGGAAGATCTTTTGTATGGTGCGGCTGCTGTTGTGGCGGCGCTTCCTACTCCAGACGAAGTGATTGCGATTTTCGCTGGTCCGTAATGGGAGGTTTAAGAATGCTCAAGTTAACTATTCCAGAAACAGAATTCTTTAATGAAGAAACCCAGACTTTTGAAACTGTTCCTGGCATTGAGATAGAGATAGAGCATTCTTTGATTTCATTGTCAAAATGGGAGTCTAAATTCAAAAAGCCTTTCTTAACTACTGAAAACAAAACTATAGATGAGACTAATTATTACATTGAGGCTATGATTATCTCTCCAATTTATCCTATTGACATTTTTCTTAGGTTAGATCAAGACAGTATGCGAAAGATTAACGATTACATTGAATCAGCAGAATCTGCAACTACTTTTGGATCTATGCCAGAACGAAAGGGTAGAGGTGAAATTATTACTGCTGAATTAATTTATTACTGGATGGTTGCTTTCCAGATTCCATTTGAATGCGAGTTTTGGCATTTGAATAGATTATTTGCTTTGATTCGTATCTGTAACATTAAGAATTCTAAACCAAAGAAAATGTCTAAGAATGAAGTTGCGAATAGACAGCGTGAACTTAACGCCGCAAGAAAAGCTCAATTAGGTACGAGCGGTTGATTGGAGGTTTAAATGGCCGCACTTGTATGGGATCAAGTAGGCGACCGTTTATATGAGAATGGCGTTAGTAGGGGTGTTCTATATGGATTTGATGGTGTTGGTGTTTCATGGAATGGTTTAGTTTCTGTTGAGGAAAGTGTAGATACCGAAGTAGAAGCTGTCCATTTCGATGGAATTAAATTTAACGACATTGTTACTATTGGTGATTTTACTGCCGTTTTACGTGCCTTTACTTATCCAGAAGAATTTTTGTTTTATGACGGAACACTAGAAGATCAAACCGGTTTTTACATTATGAATCAACCTAAAAGTCGGTTTGGATTATCTTATCAAACAAAGATAGGCGATGATATTTCTAGTGATGGTGGTTATAAACTTCATCTTTTATATAATTTGACGGCAATTCCATCTTCAATAGCTTATCAAACTCTTACTTTGGAAACAGAGCCTATTGAATTTGAATGGTCAATTTCTGCGATTCCAGAAGAAATTGAAAACTTTCGACCTACTGCGCATGTGGTATTTGATAGTAGAAAAATAGATAGGCATCTGTTAGCAGATATCGAATCTGTTTTGTACGGCGATGAAGATAACGAACCACGTCTTCCTTCATTGAGGGGTCTATCTACTTTTATTAGAAAATGGCAACGTCTTATTATTATAGACAATGGCGATGGTACATGGACCGCCGAGACAACAGTTGATGGAATTATTAATATGCTCGACGCTACTACTTTTGAAATTATTTCTGAAGCTGCAGTATTTATTGATGCTGATAGTTACACACTTAGTAGTAGTGAGAAGAATGAGGAGGATATATGGCTACCGTAACTGGTTTAACTGCCGAGCGCATGATTGAAATGGAAAATGCCACTGTTATTGATGGCGATATTATTAGTGATCACCTTATTCTTGTTACTAGGGGCGGAACGCCAATTGATGCTGGGAATGTTCGAGGAGCAGTAGGTCCTACTGGTGGAGCAGCTTTTGTTCCTTGCCTTAGCACTGCTCGCCCAGGATATACTTCTGAAGAAAAAGGTAAATCTATTTATGAAACAGATACTGGTCTTCGACGTATGTGGACTGGTACACGTTGGCAGCTTCAAGAAAGAATTATTTGCACAAGCGGTACTCGTCCAGCAGGAATGACGCTTGCTGATGAGGGTGTTCAAATTTTTGAAAAAGATACAAACTATGAGTTTGTCTGGTCTGGAACTTCTTGGATTAGTTTGCCTGATGCTATAACTCCAGTTGGTTCTGAGATGATTTGGCCTGGAACTTTGGCAAGTATTCCGACTAAATACATGCTTGAAGATGGGCGAAAGCTATATCGAGCCGATTATCCTCAATTGTTTGAGGTGCTTCAAACTACATGGAATACTGGTGGTGAAACGGGATCTGAATTCCGTATTCCAAACGCACTTAATAAAGTTGTTGTTGGTGCTGGTGGTTTGCTTACGGTTGGCGCTTATGGTGGTAACAACGTTCATACGCTTACTACAGCAGAGCTTCCAAGTCACGTGCATCAAGCAGCAGGATCTGGCGTTCTTGTGGCTGGAATGATTGGCGCAACCCTTGGCTGGACTGATACTCCTGGAAGTCTTATTCCAGTTGGAGTTGCCGCACCATTCAACACTGGTCCTGCCGGCGGTGGTGGTTCGCACAATAATATGCAAGCTTTCGCAGCCAAGCATGTGGTTATTAGAGCAACCTAAACGAAAGGGGCCATATGTTTAATGTAGCATCTTCTGGCTCTTTTTCAAGGACAATGAAATCTTTGTTGTTCATACAATCTGTTAGCATGTTTAGTGTTCTTGATCGATATGGTCGAGAAGGCGTTAGAATATTATCTTCAGCAACTCCTAAAGAAACTGGGGAAACCGCCCATTCATGGGAGTACAAAGTTACTCATCAAGTCGGCAAACATACCATTAGTTGGTCTAATACTCATAAAGAAGATGGTGTTAATATCGCCGTAATTATTCAATATGGCCACGGTACTGGTACTGGTGGTTATGTAGAAGGAATTGATTACATCAATCCAGCTCTTCGTCCACTATTCGATAGGATCGCCGACGATATTTGGAGGCAGGTGAGAAATGGCTAGCGTAGATGACCGCATTGTTCGGATGGAATTTGATAATGCAGCGTTCGAAAGGAAAATTGCTTCCACGATTGCCAGCCTCCAACAGCTGGATAAAGCCCTTAAATTTACCAATGCTGGTAAAGGTATTGCTGATGTAAACAGCGCATTGAAAAATGTAGATGTCAGTCACATTAGTCAAGGCATTGAAGGTGTTAGTAAAAGTTTCATTGCTTTAAGTACTATTGCCATTACTACTCTTGCTCAAATCACAGCGAGTGCTCTGTCAACAGGTGCTCAAATCTCTAAAGCATTTACTGTTGCCCCACTTATTGATGGTTTCAGAGAATATGAGACTCAGCTTAACTCTGTGCAAACTATTTTGGCTAACACCGCCAGTAAAGGCACCACTCTTGATCAAGTCAATGACGCACTTCAGCGCTTGAATGTATATTCAGACCAAACCATTTACAACTTTGGTCAGATGGCGAAAAACATTGGTACCTTCACGGCTGCTGGTGTTGATTTGGAAACTTCAGTTTCTTCCATCAAGGGTATTGCTAACCTCGCAGCAATGTCTGGCTCAAATGCTGAACAAGCTTCGAATGCCATGTATCAGCTTTCACAGGCTATTGCTACTGGTTCTCTGAAGCTTATTGACTGGAACTCCGTTGTAAATGCTGGTATGGGTGGTGAAGCATTTAAGACGGCTTTGTTCGAGACTGGTAAGGCCATGGGAACTCTTATGGATGTTCCTGTTGAGCAGACATTTAAGGAATGGGAAGATTCTGGTCATAACTTCCGTGAATCTTTGTCGGATGCCTGGATTACGTCTGAGGTTTTGACTCAAACTCTTTCTGGATTCACTGGTGACCTTACCGAAGAAATGCTGCTGGCAAAAGGATTTACTCAAGAAGCAGCTAGTAACATTATTAAAACTGCAGCAATTGCTAAAGCTGCTGCCACAGAAGTAAAGACATTTACTCAACTTGTTGGCACGGTTAAAGAAGCAGTTGGAACCGGTTGGGCAGATTCGTTCAAAATTATTATTGGTAACTTTACACAGGCCAAGGAACTTTGGACTGGAGTCAATAATTCAATCGGTTCATTTGTTAATAAGAACGCCGAAGCTCGTAACGCTTTGCTTCAAGGTTGGCAAGACCTTGGTGGTCGTGATCTTCTGATCATGTCTTTGGAAAATGCTTTCAAAAATCTTGGTCTAGCTTTGGCGCCAATTAAAGAGGCTTTCCGGGATATTTTCCCAGCTATGACAGCCGAGCGTTTGGTTGCAATGACAGCATCTTTTGCTAGATTTACAGAGATGTTGCGACCGTCTGCTGAAACAATCGATAAAATCAAGCGTATATTCTCTGGTCTGTTTTCAGTTTTGAGTATTGGCTGGGAAATTCTTAAAGAAGGCACTAAATTCCTTGCTGGTTTGGTAAAAGAACTTCTCCACCTCGTTGATGCTCCTGGAATTACTGAATTCATTGCTAAGATTGGTGATGGACTTACCGACCTCCAAGCAGCTCTTGTTAAGGGCGGAGGAATTAAAGCATTCTTTGCGGGCCTAGGCGCAATCATTGAGAAACCACTTCAAATTTTGGTTAAAATTAGAGATGCTATCGGCGATGTGTTTGGTTTGTTTAGTCAAAGCTCAGCCGATGCTGTTGACCAAAGTATGACCACTCTTGGTGATCGATTTGAATCTGTAAAGGCTATATTTAAAAATGTTGGAGAGTTCTTTGAACCGCTTGAGGGAGCTTTCCAAAAGATCAAAGATGTTTTTGTTAAAATTAAAGACGCTGTTGGTGAATTCTTCGGCAATCTCGGCCGAGAACTTGCTGACGTTATGAATAAGGCTGATTTTAGTGAAGTATTGGACGCTCTTAATACTGGCCTTCTTCTTGGGATTACCACATTGCTGGTTAAGTTCTTGAAGAATGGTTTTAATATTGGTCTTGGTGTTGATACTACAGCTGGCGGATTCTTTGATACTATCACTAATTCATTTGGTCAACTCACTAAGACTCTAGAGGCAATGCAAACTAACATCAGAGCCAGCGCCCTTTTGAAGATTGCTGGAGCAATCGGCATTTTGACAGCATCTGTTTTGATTCTGTCAACTATTGATTCTGAAGCTTTGACCAAAGCACTGACAGCAATGGCCGTCGGTTTTGGTCAGCTTATGGCGTCCTTTGCCGTTCTCACCAAGCTTGCAGCTAGTCCAGTTGGTGCGGCTGCTTTTACTGTTCTATCAACTGGCCTTATCTTGCTATCTGGTGCCATTCTTGTTCTAACTCTTGCTGTAAAATCTATGGGTAAGCTTAGTTGGGAGCAACTTGCTCGAGGTATTGGTGGAATTACTACTCTTCTTGGCGTTCTTGTTGTCACAACTAAACCGTTGGCAGCAAATTCAAAGGGAATGGTTGTTGCTGGTGTTGGAATTACAGCTATAGCTGCCGCTCTTGTTATCCTGGGCGTTGCTATGAAGATATTTGCGACTATGTCTTGGGAAGACATGGCGAAGGGTCTTGTGGCCGTTGGCCTTCTTCTCGCTGGTCTCGCAGGTGCTCTGCACATCATGCCTGCTGGGCCTATTATTCTGGCTCAAGCAGCCGCTATTGGTATAATTTCTTATGCGTTGGTTATTCTAGCGGGTGCTGTGGCATTGTTCGGAAATATGGAATGGGAAACCATTGCTAGAGGATTTGTTGGAATTGCTGGTGGGCTTCTTATCATCGCCGGCGCACTTCATCTTATGCCAGCCGGACCTATGATTCTAGCCCAAGCCGCAGCGTTGGTTGTTATTGGCTTTGCTCTCAATGAAATCGCAGTGGCAACTAAGCTCATGGCGACAATGGAATGGGACGAAATTGCTAGAGGGCTAGTTACTCTTGCTGGATCTTTGGCCATCATTGCTGGTGCTATGCATTTGATGCAAGGTGCGCTTCCTGGCGCTGCTGCTCTTCTAGTTATTTCCTTTGCTTTGGGTGTTCTTGCCACAGACCTCAAGATATTTGGTGGGGTCGATTGGGGAGATCTTCTTCAATCTTTGGGTAAGTTGGCACTGGCTATTGGTGTCATTGCACTCATTTCATTGGCAGCCGTTAAGGCCACTCCGTTTATTCTTGCTCTTGGTATTGCTTTGGGTGCTTTGGCACTGGCTTTTGCGCTATTTGGCGCAGGAGTCTTTCTTCTTGGTAAGGGGCTGGAAAGTATCGCTGCTGCAGGAGAAGGGGCCGCAGAGAGCCTTCTAGAGATTCTGAAGACCATTGCCAAGGCAATGCCAGAACTTGCGGCAGCTCTTGCTGAAGGACTTCTTGAGTTCATCAAGGTTCTCACAAAGGGCGTTCCTGTAATCGTCAAGTTCTTTGGGAAGTTGATCAACGGCTTGCTAGTTGAATTGGCGAAGATTATTCCTAAAGTTGGGCCGCTTATTGTTCAACTTCTCAATGAGATTTTCAGAGTTATTAAGAGTTATTACAGTAAATTGATTGATCTTGGTTTCTTCATCATCAAGACTTTGCTGGAAGGTATTTCTAACAATATTGGCCCAATTGTCACAACTGTTGGCGATATTGTTGTTAGATTTCTTGAGGCTCTTGAAATTCAGATTCCACGAATCACAAAAGCTATTGCCGATACAGTGATTGCTGCTGTTACTACTGCTTCATTCGAGATCGGTAGGGTTGCTGCAACATTGATGTTTGGTTGCGCTGTGGCATTTATGGATGGTTTTATGAAAGGTCTTCAGGACGTGCTTGATGGCCCGGTGTTTCAATTCTTTATTAGTCTTCCTGGTAAAGTCCTTGAATTTATTGGTGATATTGGGGATACTCTATTGGAAACCGGTAAGAGTGTTATTCGAGGATTTTGGAATGGCCTTACAGCAATCTGGGATGAAGTTACTGGTTGGCTTAGCGGTCTTGGCAAGGCCATTCTCAACGCTTTGCCTTTACACGGTCTTCTTAGAGACATCGGCGAAGACGTAATGAACGGTTTCTGGAATGGTCTAAAGTCGATTTGGCATACAATTGAAGGCTGGCTTGGCGATGTTGCCGACAAGGTCAAAAGCATTTTCGAAAAAGCACTATCTATTCTTTCACCATCTAAGGTGATGATGAGAATTGGTGAGTATACCATGATGGGTTTCCACATTGGTATGAAGAATGAGTGGGATAAGACTGAATCTTGGTTGAATAGACTTAATCCAGATCAACTTTTGGATAATGCTCTAGGAAGTAACCTATCTAAAGCACTTACTCGAGCGGTTGATCAAATGAATACTTCATCCGAATTCAATCCGACCATTACCCCTGTTCTTGATTTGACGGAAATTGCTAAGGGTGCTTCAGCAATTGGTGGTATGATTCAGACTTCCCCAGTTGTTCCGGTTTATTCGTATGG